AAACTTCATGACGTGAGGGTCTCCAATTCGCCAGGCTCATAATAAAAAAGCTCCGCTGATCGGCCCATATCGAACCGCTCAATTTCGCGGAAACTAGCTATTGAATTCTCAAAGACTATCTCGCCGTTCGGCAAGGTAACTTGCACAAGTCCTAACGTGCTTTGACAGGTAATCTCGCCCGCTGGCATCCCATCCGTAACATACTGCGATGTCAAATCCCAGTCGATGACGACCTTGATCCCGTAGACGATCGGGTTGTCGTTTCGGTCGAAAATGCTCATCGCCCAAAACTTATTTAACGCGTTCCATTTGAAACGGAGGTTAAAGATTGTCCCCGTCAGGGTGATTTGTTGTTGCCAGGAAGCGGGTTCTTTAAATGGTATGATCTGCATTTTAGGCTATCCCCTTCAAAAGTAATCCGATATTCAGGACACCAGGAAGCACCGCAGGCGGGACAGGCGCAAGCGATTGGACACCGACGCTTACCGCGCTCTCTGCCTGGTCTTTTAGGCTATAGGCTGGGTCTGACTGCAAGATCGGGATATTCGTATTTTCCGCGACGATCGCCCTGGGCGTGTTATCCCTGACACCCTCGAAAATATTGCCGTTGCTAAGTTCGACTTGCACCGTGTTATCAAAGATGATCTTTTTAAACTCAATATTGAATGTCAGCGTTTGACCGGTCTTAATGGTTCTAGGCACGTTTAAGACGGTGATCGCCATATTGGTATAGACTTTGATCCCTGTAACAACGGTGACGGGTATTCTGCGGGCCTGAATTTCGACTAGCTGGTTAAATGCTGCCACCGATCGGTTAAACGTCGGCAGGATATTCAAGGGGGTATCTGAAACCATTCCTTGAATCGTCACTTCATCGGGGTATTTAATGATATGATCCGAAATGATCGTCCCAAATTCAACGGGATAGTTTGTCGTGGTAGCTGTGTAGCGGTGATCTTCTGAAACGATCGTGTCAAACTGAACCCCGCCGAACTCCGACGAAACCTTTCCTTTATCGTATTTACGACCCCAAAGTAGTGCTAAAGTCATTATTCCACCTGTGGGCTATTGCTTAATATTTCGCGTTTTTGCTCATCCCAGAAACGCTGCATTGCAAGATTTACCTCGACGGCCAGGTTATTGGCTTGCTCCGCTGTGGTTCCTGGAGCAACCGCCACGTCAACCTTGTTGTTGACCGTGACGTTATTCCCCTGCAAAGCTTGATTCTTATAGTAGTCATTCAACCGCTTGTTGAATTCGTAATCCTCTTCGGCCACTCTTCTTTGAACGGAGCTAAGGGATTCATACCCTAAAAGATCATAGACAGAGTCGGCGATTGCTTGGCCCACAAAGTCGGCGGTCTTTACAAATCCGCTGCTTTGGAACTGCTCTTTTATAACCCCGAACCCTTTGAACCCTTCCGATATGAAATTGAGCGTCTTAGTGACTATAGGTAAGACGTTCTCGACGAAAGCGACAGTTGCCGACTCTAAGCCTTGATAGAATTCCGTGACGTTTTTTTCGTACTCTTTGGTCTTTGGGATATTGTCAACGTAAGACTGGCCGTAAGCTAAGTTAGCCTCGGTCGCCCTTTCAAAGGCTTCCGTGCCTGCGTTGACTATCCTTAAGAATCCGCCAGATGTTCCGTTACCGAAAATATCCTCAAGGGCTGCGATCTTCGGCCCGATCTGCTCGATAGAATCGACGTAGTTCAATATGGCCTTGAATGCTGATTCTACGTCTCCCGTCTCGATAAACGGCCTAAGATTCAACTGACCACGAGAGCGGTTTTGAATCTCAAACAGCTCGCCGTATCCTGACTTTGCTTCCTCAAGAAGCACGGCCAATCTCTTAAAAGCTGAATCGAAAACGTTGGGGTCTAACTGAAAAGATTGAGCAGCACGGCGCAGCGCAACAAACCGCTCGGTCGCGATTTGAGTCTGAGCCGATAAATCCTCGGTCGTCCTGACTCCTTTTGCAAGGTCGTCAAAATAACCAAGGGTTTTAGCAGCGAAGGCGGTAACTGCCGTAGCAGCTAAAGCGAATTTTGTTTTAAAGCCGACGATGGTTTTCTCGAAAGAATCAAGTCCAGTCTTATCGACCTTAAATCCGATCTTTGTAACCAGTTCTCTAAATACTGTCATGTTTACGCTGCTTCCTCTTTTGTGCTTCCACTATATCGGCCCGCATATCAAGGAGAGCGTTCGCCCTCATAACATCGTCAATGCTCCATAGTGTTTCAAGCTCTTCTAATGTCGCCACGTTTTCTAAGACTAAACGCCATACGACAAACTCGTCTTTTATTTGAACGTGTAGGTTTTTTTCGTATCCTGTGCTTGCGGGCTGAGAATTTCCCCTAATGGGTTCCCAGTACCGCTCGACGGAAAAAAATCGGCATAATTTACCTCTATCACGAACCAAATTACTTGATAAAGAGTAGCAAGCTGACCAGCAAAGCAGGTATCGACCAAAGCCGAATTGAGTTCGGCCCCGTTTCTTCTCACGCCTTGCAAGAGTTCCATAATCAATTCGTCATAGGTCTTGTCATCTAGCTTTTCAGCCAGTAATTGAACACCTTTGACGAGACTTGCTTTTCTAAGCTCGTTGATTCTGACCTTGTCAACTGCGTCAATACCGTCGGCCTCTTTCCTCTCTTCGTCTGACATTTCTTCGGGCTTTTTCTCTTGCTTGTCCTGGGAAGTCAAGAGAAGCTGAGTCAAAGCAGGGCCAAAGAGTTTAATAAGCTTGGCTTTCAATTTTAACGAGCGTCTTGCGGGTAACTGGGTAACGGCATAGGTTACGTCCCCGATTACTTTTTCCTTTGTCTCAATCACTGTTTACCTCTAGTTTGTTTCGGCGTTGCTTCCAACGAATAGATCGAGAGTTGCAAGGGCAATCGTCCACTCTCTATCAGTGATCGCTTTGTCAAAGGTAGAGTTCGAGTATTGCTGAACCCAGCCTTGACCGCTGAAATAAGTCGAGTTACCGCTTAAATCTTTGACCAGGACGGGCACAATCCCCGAATTGGTAAGCTCATCGAGAGCGATAAAGCCAGACAAAACGTCATTGGACGGGCTACTTTGCTTTAACGTCAAAGTCATCGTACCGCTGAAGTTATTCGTTTTGCCACGAGTGACGTAACCGTCCGCACCCACGACTTTAGTCCAGGTTGCCTCGTCTCTTACTATTTCGCAGAAAGTCCCGTCTGAGAAACCAGACATAGGGACTCCGCCAACTGTTATGATGACCGACTTAGGGTCGTATGTTCTTACTGACATGATTTTCTCCTATGTAAAGCAGCTTTACACGCTGACTGTTCCTCTAATTTCTACCGCTTGAATTGCACCCGCTAAAGTCGCGGTAAAGTTCACGTTTCGCAAAATACGCGCTGACTTATCGGCGGATGAAACGTCGATAGCTCTAGGAACCGTACAGATCGGAGCAGGATTATTTGATAGGAAGTTATTAGCCACTCCTTGCGCCAAGGCTCTTTCGACCTGGGCTTGAATTGCGGTAATGCCTGCGTCTGTGTATGGAACTTTAGGCAGATTGACCAGCGTGCTATAAACGTAAGACTGAATGGTCGATGTCAACCAGTCAACCCCGCGCACAACGTCAATATATTCGTTGCCTGAAACCGTTCCTTTCTGTGTGATCCCAACACCGCCGACGTACTCATAGGTATTGGCTTTCTTAGAGAGAACGTTATTACTTTGGCTAAACGAAAGATCGCTATAAGGGATCGTTGCCAGTTGCTTAAACATCCAAGTTTCGGAGCCTGGAGCAAAGGGCAAGCAAACGCCTAACCAGGCGCACTCTGGATATGTGCTGTCTGCGTCTTGGCAGTACAGGACAAAAGTTCTAACGTAGCCAGCCTGATTGAACAGGTAGGCGATAGAAGTCGTGTCAGTTCCAAGAGGAAGCAAGATATTAGGATCGGCCGAAGCTGTTCCGAAAATCTTGACCTTGCTTTCTGTCCAAAGAGCGATAGCCTGAACGTTTGCGCTGGTTCGATCTGTGCAAGCGATCGCATACCAGTTGTCATCTACGGCCTGAATTGCATCAAGCGACTGCGCGGGTGTTTCCGACGCTGTCATTGGCAAGACGATCATGCCAAATTGATACGTCATCTTGATTGGTGTCACTGTGCAAACGAAGGTAGACGCTGGGTTATCCGCGCTCAATTCAAAGGAACCGTCTAAGTTGTCAGTTGCTCCGACAACGGCCAACGGATCGGCATTGATTAAGGCGACAAAGGCAGCAGCGATTTGCTCGTTTGTTTGGACTTCAACAAGTGAGGTATACTGATAGGTCGTCCCGTTAATGGTGACTTCGTAAAGGGTGTTAGATGAAGCCTGTTCAATCGTGACCCGTCCAGCGTTAGCATTGACGATATTCGTCGAAACGAACAGAGTCCAAGGAGTAGGCGGATCAATCGAGGTAATCGTTAAGGTTCCGTCCATGTTGTCCACCGCTTGAACGGTAGGCGACGCGTTGATCGAAGTAACCAGGTCGCCCGCAATTGATTCAATGCTGACAGGCTGGTTGCTATTAACGATCGCAGCGGTCGGCTGGGAAGCTCCAAGAGTAACCACGCAAGAGTTAACGAGAGCGGGCATATTTGGGTTTCCATGCAATTTCAAAACTCTATTTGGGTTTGCGCCATCGGGCAGAATTTCGACGGATTCAATTCCAGGCTGGGCCTGCAATAGAGTTTGAAGGTCTGTCATAGTAGTAAGCTGATCGGTGTCAAAAACGACGGGAGTTAATACCACGCTGTTTAAGGTGATTGCGATCGAGTTCAACGAAACAAAGTTTGCGCTAAACGTCACGGTAGACTCTTGAGTTGTGTTCGTCGAGCTGACCGTATAGTTTTCGTTATTGATAAGGACAGTGTAGTTTTTACCTGTCATCGCTGTGATTACATCTACAGTGGCAGAGTCAGCCTGACGGCGACCGATTGCCAACTGAGTAGGCGTTACAGGCTGGCTAAAGACGGAATTTGCTGCAATATACTCGTCTTGATATGGTCTGAAGTCTTCGGCGACCCCTTGCATATTGCTATAATAGCGTATGCGGTCGTTAAAGTTCTTGAAAGTCCCTAAGATCATCGGCGTTCCGAAACCCTGTTCAGAAACAGAAATTGTCTGACGGGTGATCTGGACGTTTACAATATCGCTTAATGGCATTTTAACCCCCTAAATGGTTGGCGGTATTAACACCGTCTGATCTAAAACAGTGCTTCCGTCTACGTTTAAAATAACTTCTTCTATCTCTGCTTGGCCGATGGTTCCAACGGTATCAAGATATTCTTGAGCTACCCTGAACAGGATATCCATTTGTGCCCTCTGCTCAAACCTAGAGTCCACGAGTTCCGTAATATCATTTATCGGGAACCAGTTAGCGAACACTATTCCGTTGACCCGTAGACTATCTAAAACAGTTTGTTTTTGCAAAGAAGTTCTTAGATTTTCCAAAACAGTCAAAGGGTCTCCGCCGTAGGCTTGAACTTGCAAAGTAAATTCTCGGTCTCCGACCCCTTCGATTGTACCTGGATCGTCCATCGGATTTGGCTCGTAATCCCATCCGATTTGAACTACCGAACTAATCAAAAGCGAAACGTAGTCCACTGTAGGACGCGGAGCGTTCGGAAAGTACCAAACCGCAGGCATCCCATTAGGGATATTCGCAACCGCCCAGTTGTACAGATTAACTTTGAGGTCTTTAAAAACTATGCTCATCCTTGACCTGGTAATGGGTGTAATCTCAAACCGATATACTTATAATGGTTGGTGATATCAAAATTTTGATTGTTTTGCCATTCATTAATATTGATTACTTCAAAAACTAGGCCAGTAAACGGAGCTTTCAAAACTGTCACCTGATCGGGGTTTTGCGTCGTCAATCCGTAAATCTGGGTCGAGGTAAACATCGTAAAGCTTTCTTTGTCTCTTCTACCTTCGGGAACTAAGGCAACGTCTTTCCCGATCGGCTGAACGCTCGCAGTCGCGTTGATTATAAACGGGCTGTTCAGGATTGTAACCGTCGGTTGACCTGCGCCCCCTGTGACGGTGAAAAGAGAGACAAAGGATAAATTGGGCTGCAATGGACAAATCGTTATCGTCAGTAAATCGCTCGATATGTCAACGGCCATAATATTAGGCTGCAAGAGAATCGCTGCCTTGATTAAATCCATTGTGACGGCTGCGCTTGTGGTGAACGGGATCGGCGTAAGGGCTACACCATTAAGCGTAATATTGACCACGTTGCCAGTAACCAGCACACTAGATAAATTAATCTGGCTTCCTTCTTGCCATATTCCATTGAGATAGAACCCTTGCGTAAATCGTCTAATCTTTATCGGAGTTCTAAAAACTTCAAAGGGACTTATCATTTTACCACCACTTTGCTAGCTACGGTATCAACCATCTGACCGAAGTCAATCAAAGGCTTAGAACTCTTCTTAATCTTGATTGTCAACGGAGAGTTGGGAGGGTAATTAACTGCCCTGATCTTTCTTTTAATCAACTCTTCCATAAGCAAACCGATCAATCCCAAACTTTTTTTGATTGTAGATTGTCCCCCCACGATCTTGTCGTATTCGGTATCTATCGCCTTATCAATTTTCTTGCGATTATCGTCGAAGGCAGGTCTTAAGAAAGGACGGGCGGGAATCTTATCAGTTCCAAACTCGTTTTGCGCTGCAATCTGTGGCATGGAAAGACCAGCGGGTTTAGTCCGCTGGCCCTTCGTTTGCGTATGAGTGATTGAGCCTTGCTGAAAGCCGACAAGCACATAAGAATTATCAAGACTGCTAAGATCATCCAAGATCCGATCGTATTCCTTTCGGTTGTCAGTGATCGCATTCTTGACCATTTAAACCCAACCAGCGTTACCAGACCCCCAACCCCAACCGCCATAACAACCGCAACCGACGGGCATATTTTGAATAACACCGCCAAGGGAAACAGGTAAGTTAGTTACTGTGCTACCGACAACAGTTCGCTTGACTAGGTCTTGATAAGAACGTCCGTAAGGTGTGAGGTTAAGGAAATCCATATCAGCAGCGACGTTGTAACCGATAGTCAGTTGGCCTTCGGTAAGGTTCGAGGCGATCCCTAAATTGGGATTGTCTGCCAATGTCAAATAATGGGCCATTAGAAACGCAAAAACCATCACACCGCAGCAAGATAAAATGCGAGGGTTAACCTGGCATTTTACTAAGTCGAACATCGCGTTATACTGAGCCAGGCGATCTGGATCAGTCGTGATGAACTGAGGCGCAATAATATAAAGCGCGTCTAAAACCGAATTACTTGAAATGTTCATTCTGTTCTGTCCCTTCATTTTTCTTAGGGCTTACAATCATGTCTAACTGTGCCTTAGCTGCGTCAACAACAGGCTGGCGACCATCTTCTTTGATAATCCGCTTTAAAAGCTTCGTATCGTAGATTTTTGGGATATACGCTAGCATGTCCTCGACAGTCTTTTTGCCGTCCGCAGTTTGGCGAACCGATTCAATCATGACGATTTTACCGTCACGAATTCGGCTAGCGACCGATGGATGACCTTTAAGACTTTCAACCGCGTCGTCTGGAACCTCATTGATCCCAGGCATTAAAGTAAGACTATCACGGCCACGCAGTCCGACCGTGATAATTTGTTGGCATAGATTGTTTAATAAAGCCATTAGATACCTTCTCCGATTGTTAGTGACAATGGGTAGTAAACGATAATACCACCGTAACGAGATTCACAAGGCACAACGAACTCTAAACCGCGCTCTTGAGGCGGATATTGAGTGAATGGCATTGGAATTTCCATAGTGAGTTTATCAGGATTTTTGTCATAAGCAATGAAAACGTTTGAAGGCACTGCGGGATCTGGTGACTCCTGCGTTGGGCCTGCGCCTGCCAACTCTGGAACCCAGTCCACGGTTGTTATGAACGGGTTATTCTGAATGAAGTATTCAAGAATAGTCGTATCAGACACGCTAGAACGTGGTGTAGACGCGATTTGTGTATATTGCTCAACTGGCAATAATACAGTGTTCGGCATCTCCACGCCTTTTGTGAGGGCTACGATCGAGTTTGTTACTTGGTTCAAGTCGCGCAAAATCTGATCTGGTGTCTTGTTAACCCAAAGAGTCGAACCACCTGTACCGTCGTTCGGTACAAAGTTAGCAGGAATGTTTGTGTTATTCAGGATACCCAAGATTCTATAGGTGTTATCACCAAACCAGGCCAGGCGGTTGATACGCTGATCGTTTGCACGTCTTGCAGCGTTCGCCTGACGTTGAGTCAATGAACGTCCTACATAGATCGCAGCGCGAATCTCTTGCACGCTGTAACCGTAGGAAACGCCGATTGACTTAACGGGTGAGGTGTATTCCTTACCGCGAATGTCGGCACGTGGCAAGTCATCGGCATAAGATTCGATGATTCTAGCCAAGCCAGTTTCTTCAAACTGGGCATATGTGATCGACTGTGCGCCTTCGCCCGCTTCCGTACTGATCGGAATATGTTTGAAAGCTTTCATCTCAGGGAATTCGATGTCGTACGACTTCGACTTGATATACTCAAGTTCCCTTGCGAAGAAAAATGTTTCGTTAGCGTCTAACGCTACACTCTGAATTTTATCCATGACTCTTTTTCTCCTAATTATGGTTGGTTGATGTCTAATACAGCAAGATTGCCAGCAGTAGCACCGATAATCCATCGAACTTGAGTAGATGGAATTAACAGAGCGTTTCCGCCGTCGCTATCGCTTCTGAATCCGCCAACTTGAGGATTTGACAAAGTTGGTATGTATCTCCAATAGACTGGGCTATCGGATGTTACAGTGTTTTCAACCGTTACCCAAACTCGACCACGTGTCATAACAGGCACTGGGTCGCCAGGATAATAAGGAGAAGCACCAGCAGAACCTTGAGGCCCAAGTAGGTTTTGCTTGTTTTGGATATAGAGTGCAACGCCATAGAAAACGTTGTCGTTGCTATATGTATCTGTCCAAGTCGGCTGACCAGCTCCGCCAGTTGTGGCGAAAGTCGCAGATACGGGAAAGCCTTGTTGCGCTGTAATCGTGATCGTGTCAGTTCCGTTAGAAACGGCTGAAGCGATAAACGGTTGAGCTGCGATCAAAGCTGCGATGGCTGTCAAAGTCGCTGCGTTGCTAGTCGCGTAAACGACTGGGCTTAACGCAATGCCGTTAAGAGTTACGATCGTGCTGTTACCAGAGACCAAAGAAGTCGAAGCTTGAACGGCGACGATGTCTTGGTGTGGCAAGCGCACTTGCATATCTGCACCGATAACTTTCGCTGTACCTAAACCGACGGGGATATTTTCAACCGCGGAAACTGGCGAAAGCACGTTGTTAAAGCCGATGTCATAAATTTGACCCGCGCTAGCTGCAACGTTCATTAGATAGTTGTAGCTTGTTTGTCCTGATACTGGAGGGAAAGACATAATTAGTTACTCCTTGCTTTGTAAGCGTTTTTCTGACGTTCGATCATCGCAAAACGCGCACCGCGTGCGTCAGCATTTTCTTTGTGCTGGTTAGCATCCATTCGGCTTGGCAGTGCAATGACTTTCTGGCCTGGCAATTCCTCAACGACAGAATCAAATCTAGCGTTGATATAGGTATCGCTCTTGCCGTCAAGATTAGCGTTTTTCTGAATCGAGAGGATCAAGCGTTTCTTAATTTCAAGATCGCTGATACTGTCCATTCGCGATACAGTAGTTTTGTCAAGATAACGCTCCGCAAGTTTCTCTAAGCGTACTCTTTCTTTTACCCTTCTTTGCACTTCTGCCCCATCCACATTAGGGATTTTAGGGAGATCATGCGGGTAGTGTTGATTTTTTGGCTCTGACACAACGTGTTCCCTCATGTGAGATGGTTTTTCATAATCACGGACATGCGATTGCATACCGTAGGCATCTATCGGGTCTTTCTCTTCTTTCCCTTTAGGCCCTATTTCGTCCTCTTCGGACTTTTCACCAGACAACGGCTCGTGAACCATTTTAGGATCATGGTGATCTTTATCGCGGAGGCTATCGCGTTCCGCCATAACTTTTTCGTGAGCATCT